GTACGGCGTACCCCAGATTGAACTTCTGGACCGTATTGATCGGGATGGTGGTCGTGCTGGTGATATACAAACCGGCCAGGGCCGTGGTCCCACCGGCCGCCGTGTAGCCCAAGTAAATGGGAACGAACGGCGTGTTGGTGCCGGCCGCGTACTTGCCCGGAATCAACTGGGCTGCGGTCGAAACCGAGCCCGAGGCTGCCGGATAGAACACGTGGATTTCCAGGATTTCGATCTGCTCGAACGCGGGGGGCTGGGGAAAGGTGAAGATGGTGGTGTCGGGAGTTCCCGCCGTCACATCTTGGCCAGCCGACCACCCGGAGAAGTGAAGGGCCTGGAAACGGCCATTCAGGGGGTTGTTGTCGTTCCCATAATACTGGGGCCCGATGACGAAATTGGCAGTATTGAAAGCCATGTTGGTATTCCTCCTATTTCTTTCTTACGGGGCCACGTAGGTTGCTAGGCCGGCAGAGCTGACCCTAACCGTAGTGGTGCGGGAGTCGGTCAAGAAATTGTAGGTGAGGGTGACGCCGCCAACCCATACCCACCGGATTCCCTTAACGCGGCCATACTGGAAGTCGCCGCCGAAACCGGCTTGGATTTCCAATGGATAGGCTTCCAACATGACAACCGGGTCGTCCCCGAAGAACACCATCTCGCCACCGCCGCCCGGCATAGCCCGCAAGATGTTGGACTCTTCGATGAACCGGACGCCGTAGTACATCCCGAGCTCGCCACTGAGCAATTTTTCAGGCTGGGCGTACTTACTGGCCTCAATCCATTCGGACGATTCCTTGATACCGCGTAGGGCCAGCGCATTGGCGATGCAGACGTACTCGCGGCCTCCAGCCCATCCGGGAATCTTGAGAGTGGAGCGCATCTGGTCCACGATGTTCTTGACATCCCAAGTATCAACGGGGCGCTGAGCGGTGGTCGCAACCACCCCGGTAGTCGTGAGAGTAGCGGACTTGGCGCTGAACGGGCCGGTCGGGGTATAGACAACTGGGGTGGTCATGAACGGGTACGCCGAAATCTCGTCCAGCACGACGGCGGCGTCGTTGCGCAGCAGGATGACATGTAGATCTTCCAGGCTGAGCTGGTTCAGCATGGAAGAAAGCCAGCTCCATTTGACCTGGAGGCCGTACTCAGCCACCGAAACAGTCCCATAGGAACTAGAATATGTGGCCTCGGGAACATCCTCGAGTTCGCCGATGCGGCGCCCGTGGGTGTTCAGATTCGAGACCTTGAGAAAGCGATACTCGGTACCCATGTGAGGGCCCCAACCGGCTTCTACTCGGGTGAACTGGCCAAACCTCATCATGGGCTGGGCCGACAACCGGATTTCATTGGACAACTGATACAGCGTGCGGAAGTTGCTGCTGCTGGTAAGCGTTACCATAATGGAAAGACCTCCTAGAAAAATTCAAAGCATTCGATTGCTCTGGCTTCTTCTTGGAGGTCCATCCTGTGGACTCGTCCCGATTCACACCCTGGAGCTGGGAAGGGGTTTATCCCTCTAGCGTTGTAGTTGCTGTTGCTGCGTTTGGGTAATGGGAACGTAAGTGTATAGGGCCTTGGAGCGGTTGTGCCGGTTCCTTGAAGCACAGTCCTGTCTCCAGTTCGGCATTTCGTTGCCGGGGAGCTGCTGAAATAGGTTTGCATCGTTTACCTGCGGGGAGTTGCCCTGGGGCCGCTCCCATGGGGGGGTTTCCCCGCTGTACTGCTGCAGTCCATAGGGGTGGTTAGGTTGGGATTGGAGAACATGGTTAACCAATTCCCGCGTATCCTTAATGGTGTCGGCGAAGAGCTGGTCGGGGGTAGCCTTGGGGTTTTCGGCCAATTTGGCGCGCCATACTCGGTCAATAACGGGGGCGTGGGCCACTAGGTCGGGATGTTCCTGGGCCAGCTTGGCCTGCATGTTCTGCTGAGTGGTTTTGGCTTGTTCCATAGCCCCGTAGAAATTCTGAGCTGTTTTTGCCGCCTCTCGCTGGGCCTTCTCGATGGTCTTCTTTTGAAAGTCCACCAACTCAGCCTGCGTCATTGTGACAGATTGGGACTGGGCTGAAGGGGTGCTGGCCTGTGCCTGTTGGGGTTGTTGGCCAAATCCCAAATGCCCCCACCAATCCGAAGAATCCAGGGCTGGGGCAGTATCTTGGGCCGACCCCATAGATAAGGCCTGCTGCTGCCGTAGGAACTCGGCCTGATTCGCATGGGTGCTCTTACCTGCGCGCAGTTCTTGGTTCTGGCGCTGGAGGTCGGCTAGTTGTTGTTGCAATTGTGCAATGCTGTCCACCTTAATGTCTCCGTTTCGATTGTTGCAACGAGTTCGCGATCCTGTCGCTGGCCTCGTTGATCATTCTTTCGATTACCCGGGCCTCGGCTTGGACTTGGTATAAATCCTCAAAGGAAGACCCAACTAACTTTCTCCAGACCTCTGCCTTCTGACGCTCCAATGCCTGAATGATTCCTTCTTCGAAACCATACTGGACAGTGGTGGGGAAGGCAGGAGTAGCCATATTAGACGGGGCAGGGTAGCCCTTCCAAAACATGCTCGCCGCCCGACTTGGTTTCGCGGCTGTACTCAGGCAACCCCATCTGGGATTCCGTACTGTGGTTATAGGTCGTATGGATGAAGACGGTTTCGACAGACGCACCGGACTCGCCGGGGGCCGTTACACCACTGTTGGTCTTGATATTGTCGGACTTACCCGCCATGAACTACCTCCTTATCGCTAGGCATTTCAGCCTGCCCCCGGACCTTCTCGCCGGGAATTAGAACTTTACTGGCGACTTCAGCCAAGTCCACGCGCTTGTGGCCGCGGATAAAGTCAGCTTTCCCCATTTCGGTGGGGTCCTTCTCCCCTGCCAATAGGGCCTGGGAGGTGGTCTGGCCGGTGACTTCACCGGAGTACTTCTGGAATGCCATCTAGGGTGCTCCTCCTATGCTTCCGGGAGGCGGCCCGACCGGATTGGGTACTGGGCCTCGGGGTCCTCCCGGGAATGTCGACCCCATGGGTTTTGGTGTTACTGGAGGGGACATGCTCCCGATAAATGCGTCAAGGGCAGATTGTTCGGTGGATGGGGCCCCATTCCCTCCAGACTCCTCTCCTGAGAGTAACGCCTGAGGGTCCAGCGAGTCAAGTGCCCCCATGTCTGGAATAGGCTGCCCCTGAAGCATGAGGGCTTCCGAAGGATCCCATCCGAATGCTTCGGTCAATTTCTTGATGAAATAGGGCAACCGAGCGACCTGGAACGCCCCTGGAATCTTGGCCAGCACGTTAAGGAACATCGTGACCTTCTCGATTTCGGCCTGCCGCTGAGACAGATTGTTGAAGATACTGACGTTCCAGGAGAAGAACCCGCCTAGGTACTTAAACAATGTCTTGGCATCCCACGTAGAGCACTTATCCAACTGGGCCGCCCACTGGGCTTGAAGCTGAGGATCCTGAGTAGGCTGCCCACTGGGGAAGATGTTGGACTTGGAGCCCCGTACCCATGCGGTCCAGAAATCCGTGGGGAGGTACTGAAATAGGCGCAGGCACGACAAGCGGAGCAAGGGGGACAACAGACGGCGCTCCAGCCCCGCCCATATGGCCTCGAGGAACTTGCCCGCTTGGGCCTGCTGAGAGTCCTGCTCCATTCCCGTGGTACGTAGCCGCGTTCGTGGGGACCCCATTAGCTCTTGCGACATCCCGGTCATCTCTTGCTGATTGGACTGGAAATACTGCATGTACTGCCAGAAACCAACCGGAAGGTCGGGCGTCTGACACGGCACTACCGCCTGTGCATTAGCCTGTCCATTCCCGCGGATGAAGATGACCTTACCGGGGTACATCGCAAAATGTTCATCGTTGAATGCCCTATCCTCCAAAATAGAACGGTCCACCTGCATGGGAGGCTGGAGAACGCGGCGGATGTAATCCAACAGCACATTCATGAGGTCATGCCGTACATCCATCATGTCGACGGATTCGGGGAGGAACGACTTTCCATATACCGCCCCTGTATTCTTGACAAAGGGGGCCGAAATCATGATGGATTCCCCATCCCAGAATGGCATAGGGGAGGGTCCATAAACCACCTGGCGACCATTCGCCACCACCATGTAGGACTTCTGGAAGAGGGGTTCGCCGGTCTGTGGATCGTGCAGGTCGCCCTCGAAATGGAGCAACTCGACCATGTGCATGATGTTTTCTTGAGTGCGAGCCACCCCTTGCTGCAGGGCCAGGTAATTCATCTCCTGGTCAAAGAACCGAGAATGCCCTCCTATGCAGTCTCGGCACGCCTGCAGGTTCCACCCGCGGGCCGCGGCCGTCATCATGAACTCGCCAACCCCCATGACCGTCTTCCACATCTTGTACCGGTCCCTACCTGTGGAGTCTAGCCGTACTGAAGATGTCGGTATGACCTGGAAGCATAGCCTCGGCATGTTGGGGTTGGCGATGAACGGGAACGTGGCGGAGTCACTTCCGGTAAACCCATTTGACGCGCTGAAGTCCTGGAGGAAGGGGGAGAGCTGAGACCACAGCGAGTCTGTGAACAAGCCACTGGAGTCTTCCTTAGGGCCCTCTTGATTGAATATCGGGATGCCGCCTTGCTCAACCGTGACGGTGACGTGAACGTGCCCGGTCATAAGTCCCGACTTCATCATTTCCTCGAACTTGGAGAAGAAATCAACCAGATCGTGTTTCAACCACCACCCCAAGAACTTGGTCACGAGATCAACGAAAAGTTGCATGGGGGGGACCGACGCCTCGCCTTTAAACCAGCCCGGCTTCTGCTCAATGAACTGGACAAAGGCACCGGCCAGACGCTCCAGGGTCAGGAACATGAAGGGGGTGGCCTTTTTGGACTGCCAATCATCCTTATCGGTATCGGAGTCATACAGGTTGTTGTACTGAGCCCAGGCCGCCAGAATTTTGGTCATGACCGGGCGGAACACCAGGTCCTCATATTGCCACAACATATCGACGCAGCGCACCCAGCGGATTTGATCGCTCGTCTGGGTGGATTGTACGGGCCCATTGGCTACCGGGTAGTAGTCATTGTTGTTGGGCTCCCCCATACCTCCAGGGTACATAGGGCCGGGATATGGATTCGGCCCCAACGGAGCCACCACCGATTCGATAAACCTGGTGTTCTGGGGGGCCGTAATCATCTGAAGCGACTCCTACTGAACCCACCGTCACGGAAACCCCCGCGCGTAGGCCCAAGATATTGGTGTATTTCCATGTTCTGCTGGCGCCGTACGCGCTCGGATTCTTCGATAACTCGAAATGGCTGGACGCTGTCTTCCTCGGGGCCTCGAGGGGTGTCCCGGCTCATCACCACGATATAGCGCAACGCATCCATGATGTGGATGTAGGTGTTATCCGCCACCGGGCGCAGCTCGTCAATCAAGCAGCCCTTATTGTTGCAATACCCTGACGTGAAAGCGTCAATAATCTGGAGGGCGGTGGGGTCAATCAAGAAGGCGGGTTGACCGGCTTTACCAGTCAAGCGTAGCTCCCTCGAGATAGCATTTACTCCACGGATTACTGCCTTCCGACTCTTGTCGATAAGGGGTACGAG